GTACAGAGGTAGCAGATGCCAAGGGTAAGTATCGTATAGACTTTACCCCTCAAGACCTAGCACAGTATGGTGAATATTGTAAGAACGATGTGGCTCTTACGATGTCCTTGTTTGAGATACTAAGTGCCGACTTTCCCGCTACTGAGTTGCGGTTAATAGACCTGACTATCCGTATGTTTACTGAACCTAAGCTATGGCTCGATGGCAATATACTATATGACCACTTAGGTGAAATAACGGCAGAGAAAGACAGACTGCTATCAATGGTGGCTAGTAGTAAAGATGACCTAATGAGTAATGACAAGTTTGCTCAGATATTGCAAGTACTAGATGTTGTACCACCAACCAAGATAAGTCCAGCTACAGGCAAGGAAACATGGGCATTTGCTAAGACCGATGAAGGGTTTAAAGCTTTGCTTGAACATGAAAATCCAGCGGTGCAATTTTTAGCGGGAGCGCGTCTTGGTGTTAAGTCTACCCTAGAAGAAACAAGGACTGAGCGGTTTATTGAAATAGCGCAGCGAGGCTTATTCCCCATACCACTACGCTACTATGCGGCACATACAGGTCGTTGGGGCGGTGACGATAAAGTAAACTTACAGAACCTACCAAGAGGCTCGACTCTTAAGTATGCAATTAAGGCTTCTCCGGGATCGGTGGTTGTGGACTCTGACTCTAGTCAAATAGAAGCAAGGACTCTAGCGTGGCTGGCAGAACAGAATGATTTGGTTGACGCATTTGAAAGGGGAGAAGATGTATACAAAATCATGGCATCGTCTATTTATAACAAGGCGCAAGAAGAAATTAGCAAGGATGAGCGGTTCGTTGGTAAGACGACGATATTGGGATGTGGCTACGGCATGGGCAGTAAGAAATTCCAAGCACAGCTCAAAACATTCAATGTGGAAATTGAAGAGGGGGAGGCCGATCGTATTATCCGAGTCTATAGGGAAACTTATGATTGGATACCTCAGCTTTGGAGACAAGCGGGATTGGCTCTTGGGGCAATAATTGCAAACCGAACTGTGCAGTTAGGGCGCACAGGTGTGTTGTTTGTCGAGGGTAGGAAAGGTATTCGTCTACCTAACGGGTTGTATATGAAGTATCCAAACCTACGCAAGATGCGTAACGAAGAGGGTAAGGATGAGTTTATTTACGATACCAGAAAAGGTAAAGCTATTGTACCTACTAAGATATACGGTGGGAAAGTTATTGAGAATGTCTGCCAAGCATTAGCCCGAATTATTATTGGGGAGCAGATGCTCATGGTTAATAAAAAATATAGAGTTGTGATGACCGTGCATGATGCGATTGCTTGTGTTGTACCTGAGCATGAAGCTGAGATTGGAAAAGAATATATAGAGATGTGTATGAGAATGCGCCCTAAGTGGGCTATGGAGCTACCTTTAAATTGCGAGTCGGGGATGGGAGAAAGTTATGGCGATTGCTAGTTATCAAAAAGACAAAGATACAAACTTGTTATATCCAATAGCATCTGTCGGCGCTACTAGAGATAATTATCCTAGCGTCAAGCGTGCTATGGAAACTGCTGGCATAAAAGATAAAGTATTAAATGCGTTTACTGATTATGTCAAATTAGCTCAGCAAGGTAAATGTTTTGATGCATACTTTGGCGATCATAAAGGTACGGCAAAAGAAATAATTGATTGTATTATTGAATACCCAAAAGTAATTGTAGAACGTCACTTAAGTATAGGCCGGTCTGCTTATGATAAGGCTGTTGATGAACTAGAAGCTTTAGGTGATTTGCGACTTCCTTTTCCAAAAATTACAATAATATCAGGAGAGAAAATAGACCTTGACGGGATAACTATGGACCAAGATGGTACGGTTAATTTAATTTGGTCCTTCTTTTTGTTTCAACACGACGATTATATTTCAGTACAGGCTTTATTTAGTAGGCCAAATGAAATAGGAACTAACTATTATGTAGCACATAACGTACTACAATTAGTAGATGGACAAATTAAACTGTCTAGGCCAGTTCCTATTGATGAAGCTAAATATAAATATAAGTTAGCGGAGGAAAATACAATTTCTAGTATGGCATATATAGCCATTATTGCTATTCATATGTTAACTGTATCAGGTGGAGATATATACATGGCTACACCCACTCCTGACCAAGTTGCTATTAATAGAAAACGTATGAACAAAGGTAAAAAACCTTTAGTTGAGTTTCGCATGATTACGATTGACGGTAATAAACATGATACTTTAAAGTCTATCCCACAAGGTACACATGCATCTCCTAAGTTGCATTGGAGAAGGGGGCATTGGCGAACTATGAGGAACTCAGGCAAGAAGGTTTGGATTGACCCGATGCTAGTTGGAGATGAGAAGAACGGTAAGATTATTAAGGATTATGCAGTAGGTAACTACAAGGAACAACGTAATGTTGCCGTTCTATAAGTTACCCATCGAGTCTACTATAGCCTCTGACTTGCTATCGTTTGCTATGAGTCAAAGCGCTTGGGTTAAGTACCATAACTTCCATGCTACCCAAGTGCCGTTCGAGTTGGCCTTTAGTGACCCTACGCTAAGTAATATTGCGGATAAGCACAAGTTGGCGGTTGGTATTCTTAAGCTAGACCCAAACGTGGTGTATGACTGGCATAAGGATACTAGACGAGGCGTATGCATTAACATGTTATTAAATAATGTAGAAAGTAATTGTTTGTTTTCGTTGGGCAAAGATGAGGCTACTCATACTTTTGTAGAGTTAAAGTACCAACTAAAAAGCTACTACGCATTTAATAATCAGGTTGAGCATATGGTTGTAAACTTTTCACGCACTAGATATTTAATGAGTGTGGAATTTGAAGAAGATAAAAATACATTAACATTTGAGAAACTTTTACAGGAGCTAATACCATAATGAACGAGAATGATTTGAGAGATTGCTTTGCTATGTTTGCCATAATGGGGATAGTAATGCGAGAAGGGGTTAGTATTGGTCAAGAATTAGATGCTTGGTTTATAGCAGATAAAATGATGGCAACACGCCACATGCCAACAGAAAAAGAAGAACTAGGTATCGCTGCAATTAAAAAACGGAGGACTAAAGAATGAAATTAAGCATAGTGTGGATTGTATGCATGTGGATTGTATTCTGTGGATTTATTATTTATTTGTCAGAGGCAAGCCGTAAAGAAGAAGTTTATAAACTGAACTGCGAATTACTGCTAGGCGGGTGGCATCCCGATGTGCCTAAAGACTACGCTAAGTTATGTGAAGAAGCTAAACGAACTATGAGGAGTGAAAGATGAAAGCATTTCCACAGAAATACCCAATTGATGCAAATCAACCTTACCATGAGGATAATAATCCTTTAGATAGAGGCATGGAGTTAAGAGATTACTTTGCTAGTAAAGCTTTGCAAGGTTTATTAACAAGACCTGTTGAAGAATTTTTAGATGCAATAGATGGAACTGAGAAAGTGGAGAGTTATGTTGCACGTATATCTTATGGGATGGCAGATGCGATGATGGAAGCGAGGGATAAATGAAGCCAAGTGCATACATATCAGATGGCGGTATATTGTTTAAAGAGTCACCACCTGATTCAATACTTAAACTAACACCGTTGTACGCAATACGTGAGTTAACCGATAAGGAAATTAAAGAAGTTTACGGAGAACACTTTGATGTGAAGAACTGTGACTGGCTACACATTGAATGTATCCGAGCCATATTAAAGAAGGCGAGGGAGAAATGACTAAGCCAGTAGCGTGGATGGCATCGAACGAATTACTTTTTAGTGCGGTTAAAGACGAGATTTACCATATTCCACTTTATACTTGTTCACCACAGCTACGGCAACTACAGGCTGAGTGTATAGATAAGGATAGTCGAATTCTTGATATGCAATACAAGATTAAAGACTTGGAATACCAAGTTAAAATGCTAAACGATTTGCTACAACCAAAAAAAGCTTGGCGTGATTTTGACGTTGATGGGAGATGTTAACATGAGTGTAACTTGGTCATACAGTAGTATGAAGACGTTTCAGCAATGCCCTAAAAAATACTACCATTTAAAAATTGCTAAGGATATTAAGCAAGAAGATACTACTGCGACCATTTACGGTAAGGAGATGCACAAAGCCGCTGAGGATTATATTAAGGAAGACATACCCTTACATCCACACTTCTTATTCCTAACAGAGTTACTGGATGCGCTTAAGGCCATTCCGGGGGAGAAGCATTGTGAGGTGGAGTTAGGGATTTCCCTAGTAAATGGTAGATACCAACCATGTGCCTTTGATGCAAAGAATGTATGGTGGCGAGGTATTGCTGACCTAGTAATTATTAATGGGGACTCTGCCTTTTCAGTCGACTATAAGACTAGCAAGAATGCAAAGTATGCCGATACTAAGCAGTTAGATTTAGTGGCAGCGGCTATCCTGCACCATTTCCCACAGATTAAAGTTATTAAGTCAGCATTAGCGTTTGTCATTAGCAAAGACTTTATTAAAAAAGAACATAACTACCTACACAAAACTGCTTATCTAGATCAGTTTAAGTTTGACTTGGAGCGCATAGATAAGGCTATTGAAACAGGTGTATGGAATGCAGTGTCAGGACCGCTATGTGGGTGGTGTCCAGTTAAAACGTGTCACAATTATAGGGAGAGAAGATGAGCTTTAGTAAGGGCATACCCAAAGGAACAAAACTAGACCCTGACAAAGGGCAAGTTGACCTTAGAGGAGACGATCAATTAAAAGAATGTTCTTACCCTAGTTGCCATAGTAGGAAAATAGCTAGGGATGAAGATGCAGTTGAATGGGATTTAGTGCATATTCCTACCGAGGAGTTTGAATGGAATGTGTCTCCATTGGCTAAACTAGCTATTAAAGCTCACCCCAAAGAATATAGTAGGGGTGGTGTATATGAGCATTACTTTGTAACGCTATACTTTCATGCCGGATGTGCGGCTGAATGGGGTATGCACTTGATTAAAGATGCACTTAAGAGCGATAATGTGAATAGGAAACTTCGCAAGGAAAAACCAAATGCCATACGTAAACAAACCAAGACCTTATAAAAAAGAATACGAACAGTATCAGGGTACACCCGAACAAATAAAAAAAAGGGCGAAGCGTAATTCTGCCCGTGCGGAGCTAATGAAAACAGGAAAGGTACACAAAGGTGATGGAAAAGATGTCGATCATGTCCAACCTCTCAGCAAAGGGGGGACGAATGCTAAAAGCAATCTCAAAATTAAATCTACTAGCAACAACCGTTCATTCAGCAGAAACTCAGACCATACCGTTAAACGGAATGTCTCAAAAAAATAGTATCTTAACTGACTATGGATGGCCCGGAAAGTTTAAACCGTTTGCTCACCAAAAGCAGACTTCTGAATTTCTAACGCTTAACCGTAGGGCATTTTGTTTTAACGAACAAGGTACAGGTAAAACAGCTAGTGTAATATGGGCAGTCGACTACCTAATGCAGTTAGGTTTAATTCGTCGTGTGCTTGTAATTTGCCCACTATCTATTATGAAGTCCGCATGGCAACAAGACTTATTTAAGTTTGCCATACACCGCACTTGTGATATAGCCCACGGCACACCTAAGCGAAGAAAGAAAATACTTAACGAAGGCGCTGAGTTTGTTATTGTTAACTTTGATGGTGTAGATATTATTAAAGAAGACATAATAAACGGTGGCTTTGATTTGATTGTAGTAGACGAGGCTAGTGCATATAAGAATGCGCAGACTACTAGATGGAAAACACTTAGAGATATTGCTAAAACGGTTAAGGGTGTTTGGATGCTAACGGGTACTCCTGCGGCTCAGTCCCCAGTAGACGCATATGGCTTAGCTAAGATTATTAATCCCGACAATACTCCTAAATTCTACGGTCAGTTCCGTGACCAAGTTATGTATAAAGTTGGCACTTACCGTTGGCTACCTAAACCCCAAGCACAGCAGATTGTGCATACAGTATTACAACCAGCTATAAGGTTTGAGAAAGATCAATGCTTAGATTTGCCTGATGTAACTTTTGTAGAACGGGATGCGCCTTTAACTGCACAACAGGTTAAATACTATCGGACCCTTAAGAAACTTATGACTATGTCAGCAGCAGGAGAGCATGTAACTTCTGTAAATGCAGCCACTAATATTAATAAGCTATTGCAAATATCAGGCGGTGCGGTCTATACCGATACTAGGGAAGTTATACAGTTTGATGTATCCAACCGACTACAAGTTATTAAAGAAGTTATTGAAGAAGCATCACACAAAGTTTTAGTGTTTGTCCCCTTTACACATACTATACATTTACTACATGACTACCTAACTAAAAGTGGAATTGTAGCTGAAATTATTAATGGGCAAGTGTCTATAAATAAAAGGCATGATATTATTAACCGCTTTCAAGAACAAGATACTACTAGAGTATTAGTAATACAACCACAAGCCGCTTCCCACGGGTTAACACTAACAGCCGCAAATGTAATTATTTGGTATGCTCCTGTAACTAGCGTAGAAACATACTTACAAGCTAACGCACGCATTGACCGTCCGGGACAAAAGAATCCTATGACTATAGTACATATAACAGGAAGTGAAGTAGAAGCAAAGTTGTATAAGATGTTGCAAGGTAACATAACCAACCACACAAAAATAATTGACTTATATAGACAAGAAATTGAAAATATAGTTTGACAATGTCAAAAGATGTGGTATAGTAGAAGTTCATTGAGAAGGAGCTAAGATGGAAAATGTTGGAACAGATAAGCTTGCCGAGATTTATATAAAAATACGGGACAAGCGAGCAGAAATGAAGGAAGTGTTTGAAGTACAGGACTCTGAGCTAAAAGCGCAACAAGACTTATTGGCAGAAAAAATGCTCGATGTTTGTCGAGAGAATAATGCCGATAGTATTAGAACCCCCGCAGGGACAATCATTCGTAAAGTTGATACACGGTACTGGACGACTGATTGGGATTCTATGTATCAGTTCATACAAGAACATGATGCATACCCCCTGCTCGAGAAGAGGATACATCAAACTAACCTCAAGCAGTTTCTCGAAGAGAATCCCGAACTGTTACCTGCTGGTTTACAAGCAGACAGCAAATACACCGTGGTCGTTAGAAGGAGCAAGGAATGAGTAATCTATCAATTTTTAAACAGCAGTCAACGGCTGTAGCTGGTCGTGAAGTTAGTGAGTTGTCTAAAGCTTTAGCAGATAGTGGTGGTGGGTCCACAACCCGTCGTATTACTATGGCTAAGGGAGTATTCCGAAGGATTGTTAATGGCAAAGAAGCTGGTAGAGTTAAGGATGGATTCCTAAACGCTATTATCATTAATGCGTTACCAAAAGTATCTCGTCAATTTTATGCGTCTTCGTATGACCCTGATGCGGCACCAACTCTGCCTGACTGTTGGTCTAACTTAGGTGATGTACCCGATGCCAAGGCTAGTAACCCACAAGGTGTCTCCTGCGCCACATGTCCACAAAACATAGAGGGCTCAGGTAATAATGGCAAAGGTCGTGCATGTCGCTTTAATCGCCGTATAGCAGTAGTGCTTGAGAACGATATGAGTGGTGATATATACCAATTTAGTATCCCTGCTAAATCTCTGTTTGGTAAGGGTGTAGGTAATACTCATCCGTTTGAAAGCTACATTAAGTTTTTGCCAGCTAACGGTGAGAGCATTGACCGTATCGTTACTCAGATTAGTTTTGATGAGAACGAGACAGCTGATGTTTTGAAATTCACACCTGTGCGTCACTTAACTGAAGAAGAGATTGATGTTGTAGAAGTTGCACAACAATCTCCCGATTGCAAACGAGTTATTCAATTAACTGTAGCCCAGCAAGACGGTGTTGCTAAGTTGCCTAGCAGTAATCTCCCAAGACTAAAGCCAGTAGTTGCTGAAGAACCGGAAGACCCAATTGAAGAACCTGTTGTTAAACGTGCTAAGAAAGCTGATGCGTCACCTACCGCACCTAAAGCTAATTTTGCAGACGTAGTTAATGCTTGGAGCGACAACTAAAAATGAGCATTGGCTACAGCTTTAGAACTGTTCAGCTAAACAAAGAGGCGGACAAAACCCGCCTTGGAGTTACATTAGGCAAAGCGTGCATTGGTCTAGGTATCCCTGTAGTATCCATAGCTTCAAAGCTAGGGGTGAGTAGGCAGACTGTGTACAATTGGTTTACTGGTGCGCATGACCCACACGAATCTCATGCAAAAGAAATAGCACGGCTAATCAACAGTTTTAAACGCAAGTAATAAAAAAGTACCGCAAGGTTAAGGGGGATAACTCCCCCTTTTTTTACCCTAACAGAGATACGTATGACAAATATTGACCTATTAAATAGAGTGCAATCACCTGATGGGTGGTTTGTAGTGCTAGGGTTAAGGAATGGAAAATACGCTGACCAAAAGATTATAGAGACAAGACCTGAGTTCAATGCTCTTGTAGAAGACTATCTTAATAAAAAGTGGGATGTATATTTTGGCGTTGCTAAGTATGCTGAATACAAAGAAAAAGAATTCCGCAAGAAGGAAAATGTAAAGAACTTAAAAGCATTTTGGGTAGACTTAGATTGTGGGGAGTCTAAAGCAGAAATTAATCCTAAGACTGGTAGACCGGATGGCTACATAGATCAAAGGACAGGACTTATTGCACTGCAACACTTTTGCAAAACAATCGGATTACCTAAACCACTACTAGTTAGTTCAGGTAGAGGTATACATGCATACTGGCCTTTGGCTTCTCCTATTACTCAGGAGAAATGGCAACCTGTAGCTGACCGTCTCAATGAGTTATCTGTAATACATAATCTATATGTCGATGCAAGCGTGTTCGAAGTGGCTCGTGTGCTTAGAGTGCCCGGGACCCTTAACTTTAAAGATAATCCACCTAAGCAAGTAGAAGTAATAAGTGACGCATCTGAT